TGTGCGTCATCCTCAAGGCTTGTTATCGGTCAGCCTACCCGTTTGCAAATTCGTGAGCCGTTTAACCGTCGATGCTCAGGACGACCGCTCCACCGTGCAAGACGAATGGCGCGGCTTGAGCCTTTTTATGACTTGCTCGTGTCTCGGTCAATGCTTTCGGCGTTCAGTTGATCTTCAGTCTCACAGCTTCCGCGTCTCAGTTCATCGCGCTCATCCAATGCGCTCGCCAATGACGCTCTCAATTCCGACATCTTGCGAAACTGTTCCTCAATCTGCTTGCGCGCTTCTCGATATGCTTGCTCCCATTTGTCCACCTTTCGAGCGTATTCCATCGAGCGCGCTTGTGCGTCATCGCGTTGGCGTTCGCAAAGGTGCAGTTCATCGGTCATCGCGTTCATGACTTCCTCGGCTTGCTCTTTGTGCTCGCGCTCGGTGGCGACTTCAGCCTTCAAGCGTTCGACATCGCGCACCAGTGAAGCGACTTCGGCTCTCGCGTTGCGCTTGATCTCGCTGACCGTATCAGTGAAGAACACCGTTATGGCTTCGCGGTCTTTGCGCTCGCGCTTGGCTGTCTCAGTCCATCGGACTAACTCACTGATTAACGTGCCTTTGTCCAACATCTCCAGCCGTGCGCGCTCAATGTCGCGCTTGTGCTCTTTGTTGCGTTCGTTTGTCGCTTCCAATTCCGCGCTGAGTCGCTCCCGCTCTTTGGTCAACCGCTCAATCTCAATTTCGAGCGGTGCGGGTTCCGGATTGAATTCCGGCGTCCTTGGCCCGTTGTAATTGCGAACCTTGGCAACCGTCTTTCCATCTTCAATGGCGTCAATCCCTTCGGGCGAACCGTGAAGGATTGCATCCGGCCAAGTTTCGCGCACGAAGGTGATGGCATCGGTCAAGCTGTCCTCTACGATGCTGTCCCGCGTTGCGTTGCCTGCCTCATGTCCCCATGAGCAGTCTTTCGTAACCCAAAAGGTCACGCTGTATTTTGTGCTGTATTTTGGTTTTGTATTCATCATTCGCGCCACTCTTTCGGAGTGACGCGCGGTGATGAACACCGTCTTAAATATCCGCTACGGCGCGATTGACTTCTCTCTCCCGCCGCCGCTCGGCGCGCTCTGCAATCGCCGCGCTTCGCTCTTTGCGATACTTGGCGCGCTCCGCGTCTCCAAGGTCACCTTTGCCACCGAATGCCTCGTAGGCTGCATCCAGTGAGCGGTAGACGGTCAATTCGCCGCGAGCAACCGCGCGCTCAACAAGAGCATGAGCAACGATTTCACTTCCAAGCACTCCGCCGCAAAATTCCAAGTCACTGACCAGAACCCATGGCTTCGGATGTTTCATCAGCCATTTCACAGCCGGAAGGTCAACCGCGTTTCCGCCCATTAGCGTGTCTACGGGCAATTCGCCATTGTAGCGTTTACCCTCAACCGCATAACGGGTTAGCGTCCCATGACCGTTGGCGTTTCCGCCGCTGTAATAGGCAACCGTCGCAGTCGGCACCAAAGCGCAAAGCGCGCTCAGGTTTTCTTTGCTTGCGCCCATCGAGCCGGAAGCGTCAATGACGACGCATCCCCCCGCTTTGGCGCGTACTCGCCGCTGAAACAAGCCATTGGCATCGCCGCAAATTACGGCATTCAAGAACCGCGTTGGGTTGATGATGACACCGTTAGGCGCATGTTTCCGCGTGATGCTTTTTTCTTTATCACACGGCACGGTTTTCGGGCGCAAGTCCCGAATCGCCATATGCCCGTCTATAGCGTCTCCGCTATTGACCGGTGCCATGATGTCGCCCTCAGGCACTTCCGGCGTTTCCTCGCGCTCAGTCTCCGGACTCTCCGGAGTTTCCATCAGCGCGACAAGCACCGAAATGGCGCGAGCACGTTGACGGGAGTTTTTCGCAAGTTTGATGACGGTTGCAACCGCGCCAAAGGTTTTGTCCCCCACCGCGTTTTTCACCGCCAAGTATCCGCGCTCCCGCACGAATGCCTCTTTGCCGCCTTGGCCGTAACTGTGAAGCATTGCCGTTGTCCGGACTGCGTTCAGAAGCTGACCGTTGCGAAGCGCGATAGAATCCGGCGCGGTCTTATTGTCAACCGCGCGCTTGTTTTTCTTAAGCGTCCGGACTCCATCCATGGCAACCGCCAAGTGTGCGCGCTTGTAGCCGATCAGGCTTTCAAGTTTCGGGAGCGGCGTGCATTCGATGTTTACGTCATCCACGATCTGTGAAGCAATCGCTTCGTTTTCGGTCATGGGTTTCCGGCGTTTGATCGAGTGCCGCGTTGCGTGGCGTGTCTCATGGCCGCGAATGGTGATGCCTTTTGCATCATCAGCCGCTGGCGCACCGATTTTGATGACGTTGCCACCGTTGGCGCGGTCGTACTCGGTAAAGCCGCCGATTTGCGCGCCTTTTAATTGCGCGTTGTCAGCAAGCACGATTTTGGCCCGTTTCAGTTTCCCTTTGGGAACGCTGGCGCGGATTGCATCGCGTACTGTTTTTCTGTTAGGTTTTCTCATAATTAGCTTTTTTCCGCTTCTGAAAGCATCGCTTCCAGTTTTCCAATTTCCTCTTGCCAGTAAATGTCCCGCGTGAAGTGAAATTCCTGCTCGCATTGTGCGATTTGGCGTTTCAGTCCCGCGATCACGTTGTCTTTTTCAGCTTGGCCGCTGGCATGTCGCCAAGCCTCGTTGATGTATTGCTTCGTACTCATAAGTTTAGGCTTTCAGTTGATTGCGCGCTGCGTCCACCATGGACATCAGCACCGTTTTTCCTTGGCCCTCGCCAAAGGTCAATTCTGCCGCCAATTCCTGCGAGATTCCTTCCGCTTTCAGTTGCTCGAAAGAGAGCATCCGGCGCGGTGTAATCGTTGGAACCCATTCGTCAGTTTGTGGCTCATTGGCCATTTTGTTCAGAATGAATGCCGCACTCTCCGGAGAGAGCCGCCGAAGGATTCCGGCGTGTGGCGTGTCGCATCGCAAAACGACATCGAACCGATCCAGCACAGCTTCCGCGAGTTGGTCGGGCGAACCGTTCATTGTGGCAATAACTCTGTAGCCTTCGCTCGGTGTGACGGTTTCGCCATTATCGAGGTTCAGCTTGCAGATTGCCGCGTCATCCAACACACTCTGCAAAGGTGCGTCTAATTCGCCCCCCGCTTTGTGAATTTCATCCAGCACTAACGGGCAACCTTTGATCGCCGCCCTAGTGGCGCATGCGTTAGCCCAATGCGTCGAACCGTCTCTCAGCAAAAATTTGCCAAAGAGAGCGTCAGCGAATTGGGATTGATTTAATGTCACTCGCTCGTACTCCGGAGAGAATGAGCAAGCCGCCGTAGTTTTGCCGGTGCCGGGTTTACCGAACAACAGCCACCGTCGCGGCGGATTCCGAAGCGCGCTCAGTATTTCGAGCACCTTCGGCCAATCAGTAATGGCAACCTTTTCGGTGCCAATAAGTTTTGATGTGTTCATCGTTAGGCCCTAGTCTAATGCCATACGGGTTGGGATGCAAGAGAAAAGTTTAATTTATTTTGCCTCGGTTGTTCTAGTACCTCTCCCCCCTCTATAGTCTCCCCCAAAGGCCGATTTATTCCTTTTTCAAGAACGGGTTGGCATCATTCCTGCTCCAATGTATAGTGAGACATCATGAAACACACACCAAAAAGTAACAGCGACAAAACGCGCACGGTTTCGGAACACTTCGCGGAGCTGGGCCGCCGGTCGGGAGCAGCTCGCCGCCGCCGCGCCGCCTCGCCCCCACCCCGCGCGGGCCGAAACGTACTAGCACAATCCGAGCCTGAAATTGACAGGAGTCCCTTAACATGCGAACCTGTTTAGCATTATGAATACGACCCCATCAGTCAAAGACTATTTAAGGAAGATCGGGAGCAAAGGCGGAAAGAAATCCGCACAGCACCCCAACCGTCCACAATTAAACAAAGAGGCCGCCATTGCACGATGGCGCAAGCATATACCCACACCGAAAGCCATTGAAAGCACTCCGAAATAAAATTACAATAACACTTGCCAAGCTGCTAGGCATGGCTATAGTCCTAGCATATGAAATCAACACCGATCAAAGCAGGAGCACGACCACAATCATGCGTCTTGTGCGCTGCACTATTCACTGGGTACGGCAATAACCCCGCGCCATTGGCGCAAGCGGGCCGTTGCTGCGACACCTGCAATTCAACAAAGGTCATTCCCTACCGCATGGCTCCCCTCATGATGGAAATCATGATGGACAGACTGCCGAGGAACAACCAATGAAGGCTCAGGAATCAGTCGCAGACTTCAAGCAGCGCATCGCCATTATGATGCGGGAGAGGGAGACGGGAAAGAAGTACTCCATCATTGGAGCAGCACGACCACCGGAATGGTGCCGAAAGAAAGACTTGACTACTCCCAAGCCGGATGGTATTATACAGCATGACTAAGAAACACTTTATCGAATTGGCCAACACCATTCGTGACGAGAACGCGCACCGAGAATCAGCGGGACTTCCGCTGATGTTCGACAAGGCCGCTCAAATCGCGCTGGCTGATTTTTGCATCCAGCAGAACCCACAGTTTCGCAGAGGCCGCTGGCTCGATTACATCGAAGGCAGATGCGGCCCGAACGGTGGCACCATCAAGACCAACCCGCGCACCGGAATGGAATCAACAGACCCCTCAGACTCACTATTATGAACACACTAACATCAAACAGAATCTTACAGAAGGGGGACGAGTACCGGAAGAACGGAACATGGATGCCTGTGCCGAAGGATGACTTTGGCTTGCAGATCATGTTTACCAAGTACACCGAAGTGCGACGTCCCGCTGAAACACCCTTTGTACATGGCGGAGCACCCGCCATTAAAGTCTCGCCGGACAGTGAAAGGCCCGAAGCTGCAAAGCCTAGCGCAACGGTAACTGCAAAGGCAGAGAAGGTGAACGTCCCTGTCCCTACGCCTTCGGGGACAGGGACAACCCCTGCCGAGGAAGCACCAATGACTGGTACTGCTACTGGCAGCAGCGCGGATTACCTACCCACCGTGGTAAGCACGAAGGCGCACACTAAGGAAATGACCCCTACTGAGTACCTGCAAACCTTGGTGAAAACGAAGGCCGCAGACCCGAAACCCGTTGTGCTTGCTGGCACGACTGAAACACGCGCCAATATCACTTGGCCGATGCACTCAAAGGCCATGCCCGAATGCCAGTGGATTGGACGCAATGGCACCTTCCGGTGCCGTGGTATTAACATCTACCAGCACGGCAAGGGCATCATCAAAATTGTACCAGTGGGAGCGCGCGGCGAAGCCAAGAACGCGGAGATTGAGTTTCCGGCGGCTGCCATTCCTCAGGTCATTAACTTTCTAAACAAGCACAAACCATGATAACAAACACCGAAGAATTACTACTGGACGCAACCAACCAGATCACAAGGCTCAACGCCGAGCTGGCTGAAATGCGGAAGATCAACAAGCAGCAAATGGCGTTCTTTCAGGACGCGGCTGCATTCATCAGGGGAGAATGGGGCAACGATGTTGTCCTCTCCACCCTGATTCACGACATCAACGGCCTTGCCGAAGATCAACCCTGCTTCCAACCCCGGGTATCCGGGTATGCAAAGCGGGAGCGGGAGACATCATGAGCGACGAGCACGGAGTGGAAACCATCGAAGAAAGTGGTGGTGGGGAAAGTTACATGAACCTTTACGACGTAGCCAAGAAAGTCTGCCATGACTCCGGACTTCCCTACACTGACCCCCGCACCGGAGAGACTACCATCCCGAGTACTAGCACAGTCCGACACAAGAATATGTTTAACATACTAACAACACAGGAAAACCAAGCTGTGCGTAGCGCAATCCGTGGGTCAATCGACCTTTATACTCGCTACGTCACCCTGAGGCCGGAAGATGCCGGAATGGCACGGAAGCAGGGACAGAAACGCCGACAACTGGCATTGCTTAAATCCGCAATGCTCAAGCTGAAAGACTAACCTATGAACGAACACGAAACCAACGGCTTCATCCCCAATGATGATACTGCAACAGAGACGGTAAACCCGTTTTTCTGCCCCAAGTGCGACAAGTCATTCAAGAACGCAGTCGCGCTAAGGATGCACGACATTCGCAAACACCAGAACAGGGGATGGAGCACCACGCAGAATTTCGGCAAGAGGCAAAGCCGAGAGCAGGTGCTCGCCAAAAAGCGGGAGTACAACCGCAAGTGGCGGCTAAAACATGGCATGAAAGTCAGGCCCGCATCACTCATGCAACCCCAACGTAAAAGACTGCAAACCCTCAAACGAAAAGCCTTGGCTCCCATTCCGGCCCCGCCAACCCCGGGGTTGGTTACATACTGCCCTCGCTGCGGCTGCAACATCAAGGTCGTATCAGCGGCCATTGCCTTCGGAGACAAGCAATGAAGAAAACATTCATGGAAGGCAACGTGCAGCAAAAAGCACGAAGGGTGGACTTCTACATCTACAAAGAGGATTTCGAGGCGGCCCTCATGGGGTCACTCGGACAATCCGCTGCGGCCATATCGGCCAAGACCGGACTAACCAAAGGCAAGGTCACCTACCGGCTGAGAAAGGCCGGAGTACGCCTTGGAGACTACAGGAGCGGGGAGAGCAGCATTGCCCGACTCGTTCTACGCAACATGCGCCCCACCTTGGAGCGCGAATTACACGCACACTTAAAATCACTATGAAACCACCAAAAGACTCACTTATGAACGAAACGGCAGGGCCGCGCCCTGCAAAGCTAATCAAGGCCACTGGCGAAGTGCTCGCAGTACTTCCGGAAAACGGCACCGACTTCAAGCTGGAAGAATTGCACCGCTTTGTGGGCGGCTACATCGAAGTCATTCACCCGCCCCATCAGGACGGAAAGATCATGATTATCAATGAGGAAGGGAAGCTGAAAGGCTTGCCCTACAACGCCGCTGCCACAGCAATCTGGACGCATGACGACATTGTGGGCAATGCCCTGCTCTGCGACGACGATCAAGTCAAATGAAATGGATTGAAGTAAATGGCGGCTACCATGCCGTGGTGCCCATCGTCACCTACGAGGCGCAGCCCAATGCCCACTATGAGATAATCGCGCAGCGGCGACCAGCCTACTGCGACCGTGGCGACTGGCTGATCTACATGGATGGAGTCAATGACATTGATTCCAGTGACGGATTCCCTCGCTACTTCATTGGCAGCGACGAGGAAATGAAAGACCAGATGGAGAAATGGCTGATGCGGCGGGAAGCCTACCAGAAGTACCTGAAATGGAAAAGAGAGGCGTCGAAACTGTCATGAAAGAGGCACTCCGAATATCCCGGTGGTGCCTGATCGCTGCCTGTTGCTTGAACACACTATTTTGCTTCGGGCAATACTGCTTAGGTCAGGATTTACCGTGGCTACAGGTAAACTCGCACAATCCGGCCAACAACATGAACCTGAAACCCAAGTGGACTGTCATCATTTCGTCCGTCCAGCCGAGGGTGAAACAGATCAGAGATAATCGTTGGGAAATTGAATTTATCCCTTGACAGATTATCCGAACCCGCTTAGTATCACAGCATGTTAAAACACCTAAAAACAATCATCCAGAATGCCATTGAGCTAATGCACTACATCGACACCGATAAAGCGCAGGACTTGGCCAACAGGCTGGAAACAACACTAAACACCCATGAGAGTTAAACACACACTATGGCGCGTGAAGAACGGATGGCTGCTCGTTCCCGAAGGGGACAACGGCATCATCAAGTCTGAGTGCGCCGACGAAATCATGGTGTTCAAAACACTGAAAGAATTTGCGGAATTTACCCCCAAGAGGGTGCGAAACCGCAAAGCAACAAAGAAAGAACCAGAACATGCCAATATCAATTAACGTCAACGTCGAGAAGATCGACAAAGACCGTTTCTTCCAAGGAAAGAAAGGTCGATACATGGACTTAGTGCTGTTTGAGACACCGGAATCCGAATACGGAGACTACATGGTGAAACAGCGCGGAGACAAAGGTGAGAAGATGCCGATTCTCGGTAACGGGAAATACTTCAAGCCAAAAGAGAAGGAAGGAAAAACCGCCGATGAACCCAGTGGAGACAAACCAGCTAAAAAAGACCCCTGGTAATCCCTGCCCCGGGTGTGGTTGCCCTTATCCGGGTGACCACACTCAGGATTGCAGGTGGACTACGGAGCAACGCATCAAGGCATTGGAAGGCCAAGTGCTGGTGCTGGCTGACCTGACCAACAAACTGGCAGGGCAGCTATGCAATCATCAGGAGAGTTTCCTGAGATTACTCAAAGTGGTGCAACCCAAATGACATCACACAAATACGTTCTCGATGAACACGGCAACCCGAAGGTTGAGCCTGACTTAATCAAGTGGGGAACATGGTTTGAGAGAGCTGACCGCCATGTTGGCCAAACACTTGTTGGCGACACTAAGGTTTCCACCGTGTTCCTTGGACTCGATCATAATTTTAGCAACAGTGGCCCTCCTGTACTTTGGGAGACTATGGTATTTGGCGGCCCACTTGATATGGAGCAGAAACGCTGCTCAGGCAGCAGAGAACAGGCAGAAGCCATGCACCTGAACATGGTTCAATACGTAAAGACCAAAGAACATGAAGCTAACGAATCGTTTTAACCTGCCCGAACCCTTTGTTGCCGCTGTAGCCAGCGACGACTACGAACGCGGCACAGCCGAATACACTGCGACTGAGTTAATCAAACCCAGTCGCATTGTTGCGTACTCCCGAAAATACGACGCTGAAATGACTGAGGATGCCTCTGAGCGGGTCTGGCGTTTCCAAGGCCAGACGAAGCACGTTGTCCTTGAGCGAATCGCCAAGACCAACCCTGACCGCTACATCGTAGAGGAACGCCTTGAAAGCATTATGCCCCTCACTGGCGCGAAGATTAGCGCGAAATTTGACCTGTTCGACAAAGAAACCCGCATTCTGTACGACTGGAAGGAAACCAGCGTCTGGAAATTCATGATGGGCGACACCGAGGAATGGGAGCAACAGGCCAACATCAATTTATATCTGGCGCGTCAGCACGACTACGACGTCAGCCAGCTCATTAACATCGCTATTCTCAAGGATTGGAAGGCGCGTGAGGCACGGTTCAGCCGGAAGCCTGACTACCCCAAATGCGCTGTCCATGTCATGCCTCTCCCGATGTGGAGTGTCGGACAGGCTCAGGATTACATCAACAAGCGGGTGGAGAAACACCGCGCAGAGGCGGCTAACCCTCCGGTCTGCAACAAAAAGGAACGCTGGCAGCGAGACGCAAGTTTCGCTGTCATGCGTACCGACCGGAAAAGGGCCGTGAAGCTGTGCATGTCGCGCGATCAGGCCGAGGCAGTCATGATGCACTCCATGAAGATTGCTCCCCCGGGGGACGCCAAGAAATTCTTCATCGAGGAACGCGCAGCCGAACCGGTGCGCTGCCTTGATTTCTGCGGAGTACAACTGCAATGCGATTTCGGCATGGAAGCGGAAACCAAATGGAAGGAAAAACATGCGACTAAAACTGAGGATTAAACTTTGGTGGCATTGCCTTCTGCGATTCCACCGTCCTGCCTACGACTCACTTTATCCGGACAAGTCCTTTTGTTGGGACTGTGACTACATGCCAAAATGAATGCCTACTACACAGGGAAGCGTGACCCCATTAACTGTCCCGCAAACCAACCTGACCCCACGCGGGATTATCATGACGTTCCTTTCCCCGAAGGAACACAACCCAAACCCACAGGCGAATGGACGGTGTATTCAGTGATGAAACTGCGACAGAAGCACTGGCACGAAGAAGATAAAAACAACGCCATAGCTATTGCCCACAACGCCGCACTCGCCGCCGCACAGGGCGCACAACACCACATGGAGGCATGTCGGGCGTTACTCAAAGTGCGGGATGACGAAGTGCTTTACGAAGCAATCAAGGAATTACAGCAGCAACTCGCCGCCGAGCGGGCTAAGAAACTATGATAGACGACGACGAAATCAAAAACATCGAGAAAAAGATGCAGGAGTGCATCGCTGACCTGAGGAAAGCCGCTCCGCATGTCGGGGCAGCGCGACAGGTTAAGGAATTTTCAAGTGACCAGCGCAAGAACGCCATGGCCGCAGAGCAGATCAAATTCATTTCACGCGGGGAATCCGTGTCAGCAGCTGAAAACCTTGCCCGCTCCAGCCCCATCTATCTGGAGAAATTCAAGCAACTGGAGAAGGACTACGCCAATGCCTGTGCCACTATCGCCCAATGGGAAGCCACCTTTGCGCGCTTTGAGGGATGCCGTTCCATGCTGGCCATGGCAAGACAAACACTGGGTCTGTGAATTATACCGCGTGTTACAGGCATTCCGAGTACGTATCACTTACCACCACGGAATACTGTGAAGCCTACCAGCGCGGCAAGCGCATCTGGCGTTCAAGTCAGATGCGGGAGCTAAGGGAGAAAGCCATTTGCAAAGATGGCTGCCATATACAGGGCATTGGTGAAGTGGCTACTCGCGCTTGCGCCAAGCTACTGGGGATTCCATGGCTGGACACCCTCGATACCTTCAAGGGAGCAGACCTTGGCCACAACATTGAAGTAAGGTCACTGGGCCGTGAATGGTATGGGTGCCGCATCAGGGATGACGATCACGACAGCCGACGAGTCGTTGCGGTGGTCGTTCTGCCTGGACATGAGCACCTGGAATACCGCGTCCCAGGATGGATTAAAGCCAAGGCTGCCAAAAGGCCGGAGTGGAGAATCGACCCGCGCGGTCTTGGCCGACCGATGTACGCCGTGCCTCAAGATCATTTATGGCCGTTGGCCGTTCTCCGGCGTCTCTGTCTGATCGAGGGCGAATGAAATTTCTCGTAAGCTGGATGGCATTCATCGCCTGGAATTGGGCAATGCTTAACTTCTACCGTGAGACCCGGGGCGAGTCGATCAGGCAAGTCTGCAACCGGGCTGCGGATTGGCTTTACGATATTGGGAACAAATAATTGACAAACCCCGGGTACAGGGGCTTAATCGTACTCCGTGAAAACTACTCATACCAGCGCACTGGGCGGAGGATACGGAATCAATCGCAATCTTAAGGCGGCCTCGCATCTCGGGGTGGCATGCACACCGCATGCTGGAAAAGGGTGTGTTGTGCCGGGATTGAACAAGCAGATGCCCGGGACTCGCAAATCCGGATACGCTAAGATCAGCGTTAAAAAGAACGCTTGAGGGAGTAATTCCCCATGACGTACGACGAATGGGAACAATCTCAATTCGATAAGAACCCGTCTCCAGTCGGCGGGATGACCATGGGGGGAAACTCGCCCCCGCTGCCGCCACCGAACAACGCAGGTGGACTGCTTCCAAGTTTCGGATACGACACCGGAAGCAAAATTTACAACGCTTTCCGTGGTGTGGAGAACTTCCTTCGTCCACGCCCCACAACCAACCCTTCCTTCGCGCCCATGGGCGGCGGCCAGCCTTCCTTCTCGGTTCCGCCGGGAGAGCGACAGGCACTTCAGATGCCCGGGCTTCAGCGCGTGATGGACGCTCGACGCCGAATGCTCGATCTGGCCGACCCTCAGGTTAGGGCAGGAATTCCTCCACCCAGTTTACGGAAAACTTTAAGAAACTGGTGGGATCGCACCGGCTACCAGGAGCCACCCAACTTCAGGGCCATGCCAAGAATGAACTCCGGGCCTGAGGCGACACCATATCCACGGCCTCCGTGGCTGAATATGCGGAACTGGATGGACACCGGCGAGCGAGGGCCGCTCCCATTGCAGTCATACCGCCCCGGGGGTTATCCAGCTCCAGCCAATCCTCAGATGCCGGAGGTGTACGACAACCTGACCTCGGGTGGCGCATTGGCATGACGCGCCATGAGTTTCGAGGAATGGTATGACCAGCATTTCGGGTCAGCCGACCCAAATGTAGTCAAAGCCGGAAACATCGACCTTGGCGACCGTCCTGCGGTCTACAACGAAGACGGCACGGTAAGCACAGAAAAATCGTTCTCCATTCAGGACGACCAGTACGGTCGTGAAGTCCTTCTCCCGCAGGTTGTGGGCGGGAAGATGCTCAGTAAGAAGGACGCCATTAAACACTATCGGGATACAGGAGAGCACCTTGGAATCTACAAGGACATTCCCACGGCCAACGCTTACGCCGACGCGATTCACAACCGGACTCCGAGGCTCGACACACCGGAAACATTCCCGGCAGGAAACCTTTTTCAATCCGTCCGGGACTTGCCGGGATGGGCGGCCTATCGAATGTATCGCGGTGCCACCCGAACTGACTTGCCCGGGGAAGGCCCAAGCGCGCGGGAGCAGGAGGCTGCCGGTGTTATTCCACCGCCGTACCAGCGGGGATCATTCAGTGTTGATAACGCCCGCAGCAACCTCAGGGACATAAAGAATGCGATTCTACCACCGGGGTTCTCAGTCCAGCGTGGACTTGATAGTGCCTTGGCTCCAGCCAAGTGGTTGTTCAACGAAGTTCGGCAGGGCGTGTTACCCGATGAAGCCATCGAGGAAATCAAACGCAATCCCTATTCGCCTCGCTCCATTGAGTACATGACGCAGGCCGCCATCAGTCTAAGTGGCGGTAAAGGCGGCAGGGAAGTGCCGATGGGGCCAAGACCTGTCCCACGACGGGTATGGGATATGTGGAATCCCACAGATCATCCCGGGGTAAAGGTGGATGAGATGGGAAATCACTACGAGGCAACCGGCACCCATTACGATAAGGCCACGGGCGAATCTCACATTGTC